TATTGAAAATCAGGCAAGGTGGTACGCAATCAAGGTATTGCTAGGATATCTAGTGCCTATTGTATTGTTTGGTATCTTTGCCTACATAGATGCAAAGCTACTTTTGATAGCCCTAACTGCAGTGTTTGTAGGATTTATATGTGCAGGTATTTATCGTGATTATTACAATGAGAAGTTAGAGGAGTTGAAGAATGACCATAGAAACTTATAATCGAAAGGCTAGGTTCGCTGAGCTTAAACCATACGACCCATTTGCTGATGCAGATGACTTTATGGAAGTGTGCGAGTGGCACAATGGTGAGGGATTTGATGTCACTATAAACAATCGTGTTGTTAGTTTTACTTTGGGGCAATGGGAATGCCTACAAGTATTAGTAAACTATAAGGAGTGAGCACAGTGAATGAAGGATTAGAAAAAATGTGGGATGATCCCAGGTTTAAATTTCTAACAGACCTTGATAGATTATTTGACAGTAGCAAGGTATGGGGAGGTATGGAATGGGTTTATCATCCTATTCATCCTGCCAAATATCGACCCATGTCCGAGCGTGTTCGTGCTGAGATAGGTAAACTTTATCAAGAATATGGAGTTGAAGAATGAACGAACGAATTAAACAACTTGCTAACGAAGCTGGCTTGCTAGTATATAACCCTAACGGAGTTCCTACTAAACTGGAAAAGTTCGCCGAGTTGATTGTCAGGGAGTGTATAGATAAGATTGAAACCTATCGTATCCCTGTAGGTAACAGTCGATCCGGTGAGCTTGCATGTGAGTGGACTTACAATGCATTGAAAGAAATTAGAGACGAGATTAAAGAAACCTTCGGAGTTGAATGATGAGTAAAGATACAGGAGGGCCAGCGTTTCCAAGGACGCAGTGGCCTAATGAAACTGGAATGACTTTGCGTGATTACTTTGCAGCTAAGGCTAGCGAGAAAGACATTGAGTATTGGATGCCAAAAGGCTACACTGAGACTGTTATTCAACGTGACCACAATGGCAAATGCTACGAGACACGACAAGTAGCCACATGGACACGTGAGCAATCTCGTTACCGTTATGCAGATGCCATGCTGAAAGCGAGGGAAGCATGAGCATAGAAGCAATGAAAAAGGCATTGGAATACCTGCAAGAAAACGAAGGCACTATCGCAGATGTATCAAGCTCTGCGTATGTGAAGGAGTATTACGAATTTATGGAGCGCTTTGCAGGTGTAATTAAGCAGGCAGAGAAGCAGGAGCCAGTTCTGTGGCTGAAAACTTGGTCTGACGGGTCGGTAGATGTCCTAAAAATTAAGTCGCATCTTTTCACTGACCATGAATTAGAACCCCTCTACACCGCACCACCAAAGGCTGCTGAGTGGGTTGGGCTGACGGATGAGGAGATTCAGGATCTGAGTTATTTATCTCAGAAAATTGATGCAACTAATTCGGCGTGGTTCGATAGATGGGAATTTGCCAGAGCTATTGAGCAAGCCTTGAAGGAAAAGAACACATGAAGGGGTTCTGTAAAGATGATTACGACACTGGACGTTGAGAACACGGTCACTGTACGAGATGGCAAGAAGCATTTAGATCCATTCGAAAAAGGTAATACACTGGTCATGGTAGGTATCAAACACCTTGATCAGGAATCACAAGTCTACACATTCGATCATTCGGAAGTGCAGGTAAATGTAGATAAGTACCGACATAATGTACAGGAAGCTCTCAACAAAACTACCCTACTCATAGGTCACAATATCTCTCACGATCTACTGTGGCTCTGGGAGTGTGGGTTTAAGTACACAGGTAAAGTATTCGACACAATGTTAGGTGAATACATCTTACTACGTGGTATAACTAACCCCCTTGACTTGGGATCAGTGGCAATGAGACACAATTCCCCTGTCCAGAAACAGGATGTCATCAAAGATTATCTCAAACGTGGTATCTCAGTACGAGATATCCCCCATGCAACACTCTCAGAATATCTATGCCATGATCTAGGTGCTACTGAATGGGTCTACAAATCCATCCAGAACAAGCTACAGCAGCCTGAGTATGCAGGGCTAGTGGGTACTATCGATCTCACTAACGAAGTCACTGTAGTGCTTGCTAGGATGTATCAGGCAGGGTTCAAGGTAGACATGGAAGCACTGGAACAAGTAAGACACCAGTTCATTACCGAGAAATCTGAGATTGAGAAGTATTTAAATGATCAGGTGCATAAGCTTATGGGCGATACACCGATCAATCTCAATAGCCCTGAGCAATTATCGTGGGTAGTTTATAGTAGGAAACCATTGGACAAGTCTAGGTGGGTATCAGCTATCACACCTTATATGTCCGATACAGATTTCAAAGCAGCAGTGAAACAGAACTTCTCTACCCTGTATAAAACAAAAGCTATACAGTGCAGTGAGTGTTCTGGTATAGGGTCTATCTATAAGGTTAAGAAAGATGGTTCCGCATTCAAAAGGGCTACGAAATGCAATGCATGTAATGGCTCAGGCTTTATCTATGAGCAGACGAAAGATGTCGCAGGACTTAAATTCACAGCCCCCAATTCAAAGTGGGCATCTGCCAACGGGTTTAGTACGTCAAAAGACAGCCTTGAAATACTCGAAAGGGTAGCTGTATCAAAGCAAATGCATGAGGCATCTGAGTTTTTAAGTAAGCTCAGAAGACTGTCAGCCCTGGACAGTTACCTCAGCAATTTCGTAGATGGCATTGCAGCTTTCATAAAAGGTGATGGCATGTTGCATGTGAGATTGAATCAACATGTCACAGCAACAGGTAGGTTCAGTGGTTCCAATCCCAACATGCAGAACATGCCAAGAGGAAATACATTTCCTGTGAAGCGTGTATTTGTTTCACGTTGGGAAGGTGGAAAGATTATGGAAGCTGACTTTGCTCAACTAGAATTCAGGGTTGCAGCATTCTTATCTCAAGATGAAACAGCAATCAAAGAAGTCAAAGAGGGATTTGATGTTCACTCGTACACAGCAAAGGTTATTACGGAGGCAGGCCAAACAACATCTAGACAAACAGCTAAAACTCATACATTCGCACCCTTGTACGGAGCCACAGGATATGGAAGAACACCTGCAGAATCGGCATACTACGAACACTTCATGGAAAAATATCAGGGAGTAGCTACATGGCACAAGCAACTAGCAAGGCAGGTAGTTAGCTATGGTTTCATTAAACTGCCCAGTGGCAGGGAGTTTGTATTCCCTAACACACAGCGTAAGAGAGATGGCACTGTAACAAACTTTACACAGATAAAGAACTATCCTGTACAAGCATTTGCAACTGCCGATATAGTTCCACTTGCATTAGTAGAAATACATAAACGACTTGTGCATTATGAAAGTTGTGTGGTAAATTCTGTACATGATTCCATTGTGATTGATGTACATCCCGATGAAACAGAGTATGTAGTACAAGTTATCGACGCAGTTCAAGCTAATCTTATCAATCTTATTAATAGGAGATGGTCGATAGATTTCAATGTACCACTTGCATTGGAAGCAAAGATAGGAAATAATTGGCTTGAACAAAAAGATGTTCCACAAACCACTTTAAATTAAGGAATTAAAATGAGTACAAGTTTAACACTCGTAAACAACGGTAACTTCGCTGCCATGGCAGATGCTATGGGTATGTCAGTAGACATGAAATCACCTAAGCAAGCTAGCAATCTAGCTCGTTTAAAGATTGGTCACAAGGCAGTGATGGGTGAAGAAGAGATTAAGGGTAAGATCAAGAAGGTAGAAGTTCTTGAAGCAGGTATGTATGTACTTAATCACAATGAGACTGATTACTACCTTAAAGATCCAAGCATTCGTTTGTTCAATCAACGATTCATGTACAAGCGATTCGTTAAAGGTGAACCCAACATCTATGTGAAGACTGTGATGGACAAGGATCTTAATGCAGATCTTAGGGACAACCAGGGTGGGTTTAATTGTGGTAAGCCTTCAGGTTGGATCAAGGATTACAATGCATTGCCTACAGAAATCAAGACACTGATGAAATCAATCAAGCGTGTACGTGTACTCTTCGGTGAAATCTCAGCCAATGATGCATACACTGCAGATGGTCAGTCCGTTATGCTTGATAACTTCATTCCATTCATTTGGGAGATTGACAACAAGGATGCATTTAAATCTGCAGGTGCAGTGATTGCATTGTTTGCTAAGCAGAATCGTTTGCTACCTCAGCATTTAGTAAACCTGAGTACAGAAGCTAACCCACTTCCTAATGGTGAGCAATTCTATACACCAGTATTTAATGTTGACTTTGGTAACATGCTCCCCCTTGAAGATAAAGATCAGATTACCTTTACGAACTTTAATGATTGGATTAGTAACTACAATGATTACATCATTAAGAAGTTCAATGAGGGATCGGCTAAGAGGGAGCAAGAGCGTGATGACAATCTTGTCGATGAGTTTGTAGATGTGGACGTAGCTGCCTAACATGAACCACCCTGCCGAACTTAAGGTACACCAGTATCTTTCCAACATACGACATGGGGATAGTACCTTATCCCCTGAAGTGATTGAACAGATTGTGGAGGATATACGTGCTGCCTTAACTAGGCAGTTTGTTGACAAGTTAGACAATACATTTACATTGCGTATGTCTAATGTAGGCAGAGCTTACTGTCAGCTGTGGTTTGATAAGAATGCCCCACACAAAGCTATCCCTCACAGTACTAACTTTGTCATGAATATGATGATGGGGGATATCATTGAGGCTGTATTCAAGGGACTATTGACACAAGCAGGTGTGGCATACTCAGATGGAAGTAGAGTTACTCTTGATCTAGGTGAGTACAAGATTCATGGCACACCTGATATTGTCATTGACGGTAAGGTAGATGATGTTAAATCTGCCTCACCATGGTCCTTTGAGAATAAGTTTAAGTCATTCCAAACCCTGGCAGACAATGATTCATTTGGATACTTAGCACAGCTAGCTGGTTACGCTAAAGCTATGGGCATTGAAGCTGGCGGATGGTGGGTAATCAATAAAGGTACAGGGCAGTTTAAATATGTACCTGCCGATGGTTTGAATGTCGATGCTTGTGCGGAGAATATCAAAGCAATCGCAGCAGAACTTGAGGAGAATGTATTTAGAAGATGCTATGAGGCAGAGGAAGAAACATACTACAACAAACCGACAGGGAATAAAGTCCTTAATAAAGAATGCCAGTGGTGTAGTTACAGGTATGCGTGTTGGGAAGGGCTTGAGGAAAGACCGTCACTTGTCTCACGAGCAGAAAATCCCCCAACAATCTCCTATGTCTTTATCAAGAAGAAAGAAAATGAAAGTAAAGACAATACATGACACCCGTAAGGCATGGGCTGTAGGCAAGAAGTATGGTTATCGCAGTGGTTTAGAAGTTAAAGTACAAGAGCATTTAAAAGAGAATGGAGTACATGCTAAGTATGAACACATTAAGATTGAATGGGAAGATCTCATGTATAGAAAATATACACCTGACTTCCTACTTCCTAATGGAGTTATTGTAGAGACTAAAGGATTATTCACTGCACAAGATAGGCGTAAGCATTTACTTATTAAGCAGCAACACCCCATGCTTGATGTAAGATTTGTATTTGAGAGAGCAGATAGGAAGCTAAGCAAGGTATCTAAGAGCACCTATGCGTCTTGGTGTGAGAAGAATGGTTTCCAGTATGCAGTTAAATACGTCCCGTTAGCATGGGCAGAAGAAGAACCTAAGAATTATTTTCCAGAGAAACTAGTTATCTTTAAGGATAAAAAACATGAATCCTAACTTCCC